CTACATGGGAACCCTGACGGTCACCTTGCGAGGACGCTGCTTGCCGTCGCCCTGCACCAGAACGGTGACGACGCAGGTCTGACCGTCAGCGGATGGCTGAGCGGACAGAAGCTGCCCGCCCGTGTCACGAACCACCCGAGACGCTGCCGATCCACAATCACCGGCAACGAAGACAAGGTAGTCAAGCGCAAGGGCACGGTCCGGCTGCACACCGGCCAGACCGGCTATGCCGGCAGCCAGTATTGCGATGATCGGCAGTCGCGCCATAGCTACCTTTTCCACTCAACAGACGACAGGATTCAGATGCAAAGCATGTGATGGATTATGTAGCCAAAGGCTGCTGAATGGCAAATGAATGCTGGCTAGGCCGCCGATGAACAGCCTATTTTCCCCTGATTCCGCTGTCCGCTACGATCCTGCCGTAGATTGCCAATAGCCCACCGGCGACGCCCATCATCGTCATGATGATATCAACCAGATGTGCCTGGACATCCGCGCCCAGTTGCAGCCCGGCAATCTGCAGCAGAGAAGCCAAAACCGTAATCAGCGCGCCCCAAACCGTCTTCGACTGGTACCATTCCTTCATTCCATCCATGGTCATGTTCCCTTTCAACCTTGCAGAACTGCAATAGTTTCAGCAGCTATGCCGAGCGGCACGACCCGCCCCATTTGACGAACCCTCAGCGAAAGGCTCGCCCGCGGTTCGCCGAAATCCGCCAGTTCATCGGCGGCCAGATAGGTAAATCGCGGCTCGCCCACCTCCACCAGGCGCTTGACCGATGCACCCTCGAGCAACTCCAGACGGTAACGCTCTTCCGGCTCATCGAGCGGGATCTCCGTGCCGTCCCAGCTATCGGCGTCGAGCCGTCCGCGCCGCCTCCAGCTGATCTCGACGTCGCCGCTTGCCAGCCGCCGCGCACGAAGATGCACCGGCGCCAGGGGCATCTCGGCACGCAGCCCGCCCGCAAAGACATGCGGGCCGGATTTCCCGCCCGCTGGCCCTAAGCTTTCGACGATCCAGTTCAAGCTGCGGCCGCGTTCCTCTGGCAGCAGCCCCAGCGGCACGACGGCATCGTCCAGCACCACGACGGGAGCCCCTATCGCGGCACCAGCGGACATCGCATCCTCGGTTCCGGCAAGGCCACGCAGCAGCCTCGTCAGCCGCCAACGGTTTGGTGCCACCTCCTCGGCATTGGCAAATCCGACGATCTCCCACACATCGTTTTCAGCCTTCACCGCCAGACGGTTCTCGCCGTTCAGGACAGCGAGTTCCGCGGCCGACGATAATCCTCCGAAATAAAGATCCAGCTCGACCGCGTTGAGCTCATCGAAGCGCGCCGTCACGCCGCCCGTCAGAACCAAGGACAGCACCCCCACGCGTGCAGGCCGTTCGATCGTGGTGCGGGCCCGATATCCTTCGGTCGTGATTGATGAGGACACTGCCATGCGCCTCCACGGCCGGCAGAAGCCTGCGATGCGGGCAAAGCTCGCCGCCTCGCCCGAATGAAGACGCGGCAGATCGAGGAAATGCAGTACTGGCGCAAAACCTTCGGAGCCGTTGCCGGCACCATTCCGGCGGATCGCTTGGCGACCACGGTTCACCGGAGCGAGCGGCGCATGATGGCGCGCCTCGAGGCGCCGGACATTTCCTTCCTCGACCCGCTCCACGATGAAGACCCCGTCGGGATTGGCCGCATCGGGAAGTTCGAGCCGCACCGCATCGCCTGGTTCCAGTGCAATGTCGGCAGGCGAGATGGCGAAGCTGATCGTCCGGCGTCCTAGGCGCTGCGCCCGCAACAGCGTCTCGACCGCTTCCAAAGACAGCTCCTCGGGCAGCACTGCCGGCAGGTCATAAGCCAAGGTGCGGCGGCTTGGGCCGGCCGCGCGACGGGAACGGCTGCTCGACTGTTCGTAACCCAGCATTGGGTTATACGCTGTGAGCACCGCTTCGGCGGCAAAGTCGGTGTCATGCCCCCGGTTCTCCGACCACAGCGGCTCATCCTCAAGATCGGCCACGACCGGCACGGGCTTCGCCGCCACGCTCGCCTTCATCCGCGAGCGAAAACTCAGCCGTCCCGCCTCCTCGGCCACGTCCACCTGGAACACCTCCAGCAGCGGCTCGATCAGGGCTCGAGCCGAGGTCACCTCACCCTGGACGTAACCGTTCACGTCGCCGCCCACCTGCGACACGTCGAAATCCTCGAATCCATGCTCGCGCAGGATCGCTGCGATCGTATCGGCAAGCGTGGTCGATCCCAAACGGCCGGACAGCCAATGGCCGGTCTGCCAGTTCTCCCCATCCGCCCACAGTCCAACATTGTTTGGAAAGGCCGGCTGCGGCCGCGCGTCCCAGGTCCAGACAAAAACGTGCTCCGGATCCACCATCCCCACCGGAGCATCGTCGCCCTGCCACCACAGGTGGTGCGCCTCGAGGAAGCGACGCTGCATGCTGTCGCTGCGGCCGCCACTCGAAAAGTAGGGAACGGCGCTCTCTGCCGACTTCGGATCAACGAAGACATTCGGCTGGTTCGCCCCCTTGTCGATCGCGGGGCAGCCGAGCTCCGTGAACCAGATCGGCTTCATGCCCGGCAGCCAGTCCGTCGGCAGCACATGCTCGGCGCCGCTGGTCCTGTCGTAGTGCCGGTTCGACCACCAGCCGTGCAGGTCCTTGTATCGGAAGACCCACGGCTTGTTCGCCAACCCATCGGTTATCGGCGAGCGCGTTCGGCTCAGCCTTGCCGCCTCGCTCTCATAATACCATTGAAAGCCCTCGCCGGCGCTGATCTGCGCCCGCATGGCCGCAACATCATCCGGCACGCGAAACCCATCGGGATTGACCGCGCCCAGATCCTCATCGCGCCAGTCCGCCAGCGGCATGTAGTTGTCGATCCCGACGGCATCGATGTCAGGCGACGCCCAGAGCGGATCGAGATGAAAGAACACGTCCCCCGAACCGTCCTGCGGGTGGTAGCCGAAATATTCGCTCCAGTCGGCGCCATAGGTCAGCTTCGGCTCCGGTCCGATCACGGTCCGCACCTCGGCCGCCAGATCCACCAGTGCCTGCACGAAGGGAAAAGCATTCTCCTCGTCGCGCAACTGCGTCAGGCCGCGCAGCTCCGATCCGATGATGAAGCCGTCGACCCCGCCTGCCGCTGTTGCGAGCACTGCATAGTGCAGCACCATCCGGCGATACCCCTCAACCCCGTTCATGAAGGCTAAAACCTGGCCCGGCACCGCCGCTGTCCCGTCGGCCGATAGGGGAAAACAGGTGATGCGGCCCCTCCAGGGGTAAGTCGCCTGTTCCGCGCCACCATACGGATCCGGCAGCCCGTTGCCCAAGGCGATGTCCATCATCACGAACGGGTAGAGATAGACCTTCAGCCCGCGCGCCTTCAGATCGGCAATCGCTTGGATGACGCTCGCGTCACTCGACGTGCCGCCATAGGCGGGGCCGTTGTTTTGAGTCACCAGATGGGCCTGATCTCGCGGTATGCCCGCCACGGACCATGGTGTGCTCTCCTCTCGCCTTTGCGTGACTTCCACCCCCGGCACGATCCGGCAGTGACCGGCCCTCAGGTCGGTGCCGAACCATGACACCACCAGCGCCACCCTCTGCAGGTTCGGGCAAAGCGTCTCCAACTCGTCGAGTGAAGCCTGCCAGTCCGTCCCCGCCGTCACCACATTGCGGTTGAGCACCCGTGCGCTTCCCTCGCCCGTCTTCTCAGTCACGCTCGCCGTCGCATAGCCGTGTTCGGTTGCGCCGGGGATCACCGTCACCGCACGGATCTGGCTCTCCAGCGACCCGACGGGCCGCAGCACTTCGAACTGGAGAAGTGGGATGCGGTTGCCAAAGCTGTCGAGCGGCAATCGCTCGAAGACGACATAAGCGAGGCCGCGATAGGCCGGCGCATTGTCCTCGCCCTGCTTTGCCTCGATCAGCGGATCGGGTAGCTGCGCCTCGTCACCGCGATAGACCCGCGTCTCGATCGTCGTCAGATCCAGTTCCCGCCCATCCGCCCAGACACGTCGCACGCAGGCGATCGGGCCTTCGCAGAGACCGACGGCGAAATCGGCGAAGTAACGGAAGGTCTCGACCCGCGGCCCGCTCGCTGCCTTGCCCCCGGTGCGCTCGCGCGTCACCTCTTCCTCGAACCGCGTCGCCCAGATCAGCGTGCCGCCCACCCGCGCCGTTCCATAAACACGGTTGATCGCCGTTCCCTCGTCGGCACCTGGGATGCGAGCCGTCGCGAGACGAGGCCCCGACACGGTCGATGGGCCGCCGATCAGCGCCCGGTCCACCATGCTGCCTGCCAGAGCCCCGGCCGCACGGCCGATGATCGCGCCCACGGGACCGAACACACTGCCGAGCGCCGCTCCTGCAGCCTGGAAAAGAACTGTCGCCATGGCGGTTCCCTGGGGCCTATCCAGCGATGCCACTAGATACCCGTCAAAATTGTGCTAGCGTGAAGAGGTTCGGAAGCAAAAGCAGAACGCGCCGTACCAGCCGGCGCACCGGTGGAGACAGGCTACACCGGCTCAGGCAGGAGCCCTGCTTTCGAACATGGAGGTGATGTTATGAGGCTCAAGCCGATTAGCATTGCGCTAGTGGTGAGGAGAACCCGGACGGGCTGGTCAATAGCCGTCCGGGTATTATTCACCAAGTAGCAAAACGGTGGGCGAGGCTGCAACCTCGCTCACCACTCCAGAAACATAGCTCAGCAGCCAGTTTTGTTCAAGTTCTGCGGGAAACGATGCACCGCTGCAATCCGCCGCCTCCAACCCGGCACGAGCGCTGATCGCGTCACTGCGCATTGCTCGTAGGCATGGATGAAATGCTGCGGGCCAGTGAGAATGCCCGCGTGTTTGGCCGCACAGTCCGGCCGCCATCGAAACAGCAGTAGATCGCCCGGCACTGCGGCGTGCAACGGTCGAGTTGGCCCAAACAGCCGCCGTGCCGCATCCAACAACCGATCGTCGCCACCTCGTTCCGCCCAGTCACCGGCGTAAGGCGGCACGGGCTCCGGCTCCTCGCCGTAAACCTCCCGCCAAATCCCGCGGATCAGGCCGATGCAGTCGCAGCCGACGCCCTTGGCTGCGCCCTGGTGTCGGTACGGCGTGCCGATCCACGTCTCGGCCAGCGCCACAATTTGTGCGCCATCCACCGTCATGGGAAGATCGGCCCGCCGTCATGGACCCGGTCCCCATCGGCGTATGAATAGGCGAAGTCGGCACCCGGCACATGCGGGAAACCGCGGAAGTTCAGGTGATTGCCGAAGCGCGCCTTGCAGGTCGCAAAGCTTTTGTCGCAACCGGCGATGATTTCGAACGTGGTCCCCGGTGCAAGCTCTTCCTCCAACGGTAGCCAGAGCGACAGCTCCGCGCTGCTGTCCGCCTGTTTTACCACGGTCTCCACGTCAGCATTCACACCACCCGCAAAGCTGATCCTGCCTCGCTCGAAGAAGCCTTGGTCAAAAGTCTCCAGTCCCGACACCATCACATGGCTTCTGTCGATGACCGTTACGACCGTCCCCTCCGCCCTCCAAAGCGCAAAATCGACGCCGCAGCGCGCATCGCCCAGCGCCGCATCGCATCGGCGAGCGTAAACGCGGCCCTGCGGCTGGCTCAGTTTATGCGCGAGGCTCCGCAGTTCTGCCCGGAACTGTCCGCCCACCCGGGCAACCTCGCCAATGTCGCGAACATTGAGCAGCATGTGCTGCCCTGGATCGCTCCAGTTCACGAGAAACAGCTCCACCCGCGCCCCATCATAGCGCCCGGCCGCAAGATCATCCTCGTCAATGGCAGAGGAGGAGAAGCCTCCGGCCACCTCGTCCGCAGTCGCCGCTAGTCCGGCCTGTGCCTCCGCATCACTTGCCGAGAACCCGGAGGCCGCCAGGAAGCACGTGCCGTCGAAAAGGAGATCCTCGTCGTGCTCGGTGAAGCCCAGAACCGTCCCGTCCGGACGGGTCACCCGCCAGCAATGGCAGGTGGTGGTCGCCTCGCCTCCAAGATGTGCGGCAAGCGCCGCCGGCACCTGTCTCATGCCAAAACCTCCGTCAGGGGAATGGTTGGAATCCGCCCGGCGTCGAAATGCGCCAGGTTCATCTCGATCCGGTCGATGTCGAAGCGCACCGGCACGTCGAACTCGAAGCCTGCTCGCAGCGTTTGGCCTGTCGCCGGCACGTGCCCAGCTTTGAACGTGACGACGCCCGTGGTCACATCGACCTCGAACGCCCCCTCCGGCTTCACAACTCCATCCACGGACACGGTCACCGTCCCGGCCACCGCTTTAGTGATGCGCCGCGTCCAGCTGCCGCCGCTGTCGGCATAGGTCTTCGCCAGCTGGAAAGCGGTGGTCTGGCCATCGCCCTCCCCGATCACCTGGTCCGTCGCCGATACTGTCTCGCCAGGGGCACAGGACTTCCAGTCGAAAGGGTCGCGAAATCGGAAGGCGTGAAGCTGCCCGCCGCGCGCCTCAAAGAACTCGAGCACTGCGTAAAGATCGGCGACCGACTTGATGCCGGAGCCCGCGTCATAGTTCCGCCGGGAGTTGCGCCAGCGCTGGTTTCGCTGCTCACGTCCATTGGACAGGTTGACGATATCCGTGCGCCGCGCCGGACCGCCTGTAGCACCGAGCGCCAGCCGCAACGGGAAGCGCACCTCGTGAAATCCGCTCATGCTGTATCCCCTAAAGGCCGCGCCGCCCGCGGGAAACGCTCCGCGCCAGCATCGCCGAGATCTGCCCTTCGCTCTTGCGGAAGCTTGCCGCATCCGTCGCCGTCACGTTGAAGACGATCTGGGGGGCCGCCCCGCCACCACCGGCCGCGACACCCAGCACGCCGTCCGGTCCGCGCCGCAGCGGCAGGATTGCTTCCGCACCCGCCTCGCCCATCAGCCCCAATCCTCCTCCTGAACCGCCCATGGAAAAGAAGGCGGGGCTGCGCACCACGCCGCCATCCGCAAACGGCGTGACCGATCCCACCAGCCCGCCGATGGCATCGCCCAGCATGTTGGAAAGCGGCTTCAAGCCCGCCGATAGCGCAATATCAGTGAGCCGCATGCCGAGCCCCCGCAGCACGTCCTCAAGCCCTCGCCCTCCGGTCGTTGCCGAACGCAGCGCACCCGTCAGGGCAGAGCCGAAGCGCTGTGAGCGCGCTTCGAGATCCGCCATCACGTCGGCCAGCGCCTCCGCACCGGACAGAGCGTCAGAAATTGTTTCCCCGTCGTCGTTCATTGCTTGTCCTCACTTATCCGGAAAAGCCTTCATCAAAGCATCGAGCCCCTCCCGCTCCAACGGTGCATCCCGGCCTCGCAACCCGCCGCTCATGGCAAGGAACTCCACCGGCGTCAGGGCCCAGAAGTCTCGCGGTGTCAGCCGCAGCAGGCACAGCCCGACATGCATCACCCATTCCCATGGGAATGGCGTTGCACTGGCGCCAGCACCTGCTGCGGCTTTCAAGGGTTTGCCGTCGCCGTCCCTTCTCTGCCGCCGAATGTTGCCTGCAGCAGGTCACCGACGATCCTCGCACAGCCTGCAACGCCGCCCTCGACACTCAAGGCCGCCACCTCGTCGTCGGAAAATAGATTGCCCCCGCCCCGCAAGCCGGCACCGATCAGCCGGATCATGTCGGCCGCCTTCAGCCGGCCGGATGAAAATCGCTCCGCCAAACCGTGCAGGTCCGTCACCGCAAATGCCGTCTCCAGTTCCGCCAGCGCGCCCAGCGTCAGGCAGAGAATCCGCCTTTCGCCGTCGATCACCGCTTCCACCTCGCCGCGCCTGCGGTTTGCCCTCGCCCCAGCCACCATTAGAGCGCTCCGAAACTCAGGACGCCCGCCGATTCCAGCGCGATCTCGAAGCGAATTTCGCCATTGTGCTCGCCGGAATATTCAAGCGCCGTCACCTGGAAGGCGCCGGTGATCGTGCCGAAGGCGGGGATCACCACCTGCCAGGACAGGATGCTGCTCGCGAAGAATGCCGTGCGCACCAGCCCGTCGCTCGCCGCATCCTTGAAGATGCCCGCTCCTGTCAGAGAAGCTCGCTGTACGCCTGCCCCGCCCAGCAGCTCGCGCCAGCGGCCAACGCTCTCGGCGTCAGTCACGTCGACCGTCTCGGCGTTAAAGGCGAGCCGCTTCGAGCGCAGCCCCGCCACCGTCACATAGCTTCCGCCATTGTCGATCTTCAGAAGAAGGTCCTTGCCCTTCTGCGCCACCATGTCCAACTCCTTTGAAAAGGTTCGCTGCCCCGCTATTCCGTCACCGCCCGAAACCGCAGTTCCGCCAGCGTCAGCTTTGTCTTTGTGTCCCGGCGCGTGCGCGACCCGATCATCATCAGGCTCACCAACGACGCCCCCTCCAGCGCCAGTGCCGCATCGTGCAGCGTGGCCTTCACCGCGCTCGCCACCGCATGTGCCGGCCGCCGCCCTTCGCCGTCGGACCAGATTTCCAGCGTCACGAAGTGCTCTTCGCCCGGCTCGCTTGCCGTCGAGTAATCGCGCGTTTCCGTGGTACCGAAGAGGATGCAGGGCAGTTGCGGGCGCGGCAGCAGCCGGTCGCGGATACCATCCGTGCCCACCAGCGCCGTCACCGCAGGGTCACCGGAAAGCCGCTGGTGGATCGCCGCCAGCAGCGCATTCATCGCACCCGTCATCGCGCCTCCTCCTCGCATTGGCAGACGAGATAGCGCTGCGTCTCGTCGGGATCGCGCACAAGCTTCACTAGGAAAACCCGCTCGCCCTTGCGCAACCGCTGCCCTGCCTGGATGTCCTGGCGGAACCGCATCCACACCCGGTGCGTGATTGTTCCCGTTTCGGCGCCCGCTTCCTGCCGCAGCTGAAATGAAACCGGCTCGATGTGCGCCCAAAGCGAGGCCGCCTCGGTCCAGGTCGTGGTGGCTCCGCCTTGCCCGTCCGGCGTGGCGGTGGCGGTCTCCAGGCTCAGTCTTGCCGTCAGCTGACCCGGATCGAAGAAGACCACCATCAGAGCCTCCGCATCCGGAAGGGTGCGATTAGCTGCTCGTAACCATCCGGAACGCCCGCCGGCTGCTGGTCCGCCGACAGCACGCCGCGGAAGGCAAACATGTGCGCCACATGGATCGTCATCGCCCGTTTCAGCGTGTCCGGTACATCGGTCGCCGCCTCGCCGAAGCCCGCTGCGAAGTCTATCTCGATGCCGTTCAGAGCCTGGCCCGGCCCGGGCGGATGACGCAACCAAAGCCGCGCCGGGCGCGCCTGCCCGTCGAGCAGATGATCCTCCAGTGAAACTTCAACCGGAGCGCCATCAGCATCGTAAACCGTAACGGATTGAATCGCTTGCACCGGAGACTTCAGGATCGGAATCACCCCGTCTCTCGGCCAGCGGTCGAGATAAAGGCGCCAGCTCTGGGCGATCAGGCAAAGCCCTGTTTCCCGCTCAAGATGCTCGCGCGCCGTCCGGATCAGCGAGGTCAGCAACGCATCCTCGTCCGCCCCGTCGACGCGCAGATGCGCCTTTACCTCGGCAAGCGTCAGCGGCTCCGCCACCGGCGGATTGGTTTGTGTATAGGTCATGGGGATCCTTTGCGGATTGGCCATTAGGCACCCCCTCTGTCACTTCGTGACATCTCCCCCTCAAGAGGGAGATTAGAGGGAGGTTGAGGTTCAAGCCACGGCCGATCTCCCCCCTTGAGGGGGAGATGCCCGGCAGGGCAGAGGGGGGTTAAGTCCTTAGATTTAGCGCATCCGACTTAGTTCGCCGCAAACTTCACCAGCTTGATCGCTTCGAAGTTCTGCACCCCGCCGCCGACGCGCTTCGTCGTATAGAAAAGTACATAGGGTTTGGCGGAATAAGGATCGCGCAGGATGCGCACCCCTGCCCGGTCGACCACGAGATAACCGGACCGGAAGTCGCCAAAGGCGACGGACAGCGAGTTCGCAGCGACGTCCGGCATCTCTTCGGCTTCCGCGATCGGGTAGCCCATCAGCGAAGCCGGCTGGCCAGCACTTGCCGGCGGCCGCCACAGGTAGTTGCCGTCGGCGTCCTTGAACTTGCGGATATCGCCTTGCGTCTTGCGGTTCATCATGAAGGTGCCGTTCTGGCGATGCCCGGCCTTCAGCGCATATACCAGATCGACCAGCGTGTCGGAGGGACCGGCCGCCTTCCAAGCGCCGGCATTGCCGGTCGCGACATAACCGATATTGCCCCAGGTCCAGGAGGCATCTGCCACGGTCGTATAGGACAGGAAACCCTTCGGCTTGTTCACGCCATCGCCGCGAATGAAGGCGTCACCTTCCTGTTCGGCAAACACGAGGTCCACCTCGCCCGCCATCCAGGCTTCGATATCGACGGCAGAGTCATCAAGCAGAGCTTGGGTCGCCGCCGGCATGGCGTAGAGCTCCATCGTCGGGAAGGAAAGCTCGGCAAGCTGCGGCGTGTTCGTCTGCGGGCGGGCGGCCGTTTCGGCCACCCAGCCGGTGGACAGGCCGGAGGTTGCGAACGGCTTCTTCAACACCGCCGAAGACACGGTCCGCACCGTGGAAAGTGCCCGCATCGGCGAAACCACGGCAATGCGGCGGCCGATTTCCGTGTCCGTTTCGGGGGGCACCAGGTAGCCACCATCGGCGCCAGCCGTGGAGGAAAATGCTTTCGCCTCTAGTTCCCGCAGCCCGGCCTCCTCGCCACGCCGCACATAGGCATCAAAGGCCGCCTTGTGTTCGGCCGCTTCCGGTGAAAGCTCGCCGCCCCGGCCATGTCCGCCGCCGGAGCCTAGCTGCGGCCGCGCCTTCTTCAGGACGAGCTGGTCGAGTACCTTCTTCTGGTCGTCCATCGTGCGGTTGATGCGGTCCATCTTGTCGCGCGTCACCACGTCGGCGGTCAGCTTCTGCTCGATCTCGCCGAGCCGGTGGTCGTTCACCTCCTTGAAGGCTTCGAACGCCTCCATGAATTCGTCGAACGCGGCCGTCACGGTTTCCGGCACCGCTTTCACTTCCGGCGCTGCACTTGGCACTGCACTGGGCACAGTCGTCATATCGTCTTTCCTTTGAAGGTTGAGCTCATCATCATCTTCGCTGCCCGCCGCATCTGGCGGACAAGCTCGGTTTCCCGGTCGCGGAAAAAGCGCGCATGCTTGACGTTGGAGACGCGCGCCGAAGGCAGCATCGGGAAGGTCACCACCGAGATCTCCCAGAGGTCGGCCTCCAGGATGCGGCGTACGCCGGTCTTGGCGTCGGTGCGGGCGCGCACGGTCCGGAAGCCGATCGACAAGCCGTCGAGCGCACCGGATTTCATCAGCGCCAGCACTTCGCGCGAACGCGCCACGCCCGGCGACAGCACGCCCTCGACATAAAGCCCGCGCCCGTCCTCGCGGATCGTCTTCCAGGCGCCGATCGGTTCGTTCGGGTCGTGCTGGAAGAGCATGCGCACGCCGGGCGCACCCCGCTCCACCAGCGAGTTCAGGAACGCGCCCTGCTCGATCCGGTCCTTGCCGAGATCCACCTCGCCGAAGACACTGGCATAACCCGAAAAGGTACCGTCTCCGGTAATGCCGGCGAGTTCCAGGTTGGCGAATTTTCGCGCGTTGGGGCGCAGAATCGGGCGCGCATGCGGGCGCGGCCCGCGGTAAGCGTGCATTGGCATTCTCCCTGCAATGTCCTTCGAAGTTGTTCAGCCGCGGCTGGCGCGGTCACCGAAACGGTTTGCAAGCCGGGCGAGCGCGCCAAGCACCCACCATGCGCTCAAGCTCGCGGCCGCCGCACCCGTCAATGTCAGTTCGAGGCTCGAGAGCTTCCCGCCGATCCCCAACCGCTCGACGAGCCAGATGCCTGTCGGCCCGCCGAAGATCAGCCCGCAACTCATGCCGGTCAGGAACCGGCTCGCGGCCTCGCGTCGGCTTTGCGGCAGGAGGTAGATCAGCGACACGCCGGCGCCTGCCGCCGCGCCAAGCGCCTTCGCCGCCCACACGCCACCGACGGCACCCGACAGGGTGCCCGGGTCATTGCCGAGGTCAGCCATTGTTAATCTCTTTTGATTAGGATTTCGGAATAAGAGCTCATGTGGCTTGCACGATCGAGCGCAGAACCCTCATGCACTGCTTCAGTGGCCCAGGTTTTTATTACCCACTCAATCGCTTAGGCGTGCTTCCTCGCAAGTTGAGTCAGCATCTTGATAAGTTGAGTCAGTCGGCTTCAAACTTATCATCGTGATCTTTTTCAAGATCTGCGGGACCTTGTCTTGCATGCAAGATGGAGACAACAAAGATTTCGTTCGGTCCGATCACGTAGTCGAGATGATAGGGTGAGGAAACGAAGCGTCGAACCCCCTCAACCGGCGCGACCACAACCCCGACATGAGGATGTTCGCCGATAAGACGCGTTGCTCTTCGAATCTGATCCGAAAGGAGGGCCTTTACCCGAACTGTGCAAGATACGCCCTTTCCCTCTCCAGATAGCGCATTGCTTCCTGTGAAAGGCGCACCTTCATCACGCGGCATCCTCGCGGTTGAGGCGTTCGAGTTCGTCAAAAAACTCGTCAGCGTCCACCGTCCGCCCCGCCGCGACGTCTTCGAGTCCCCGCTGGATGCTGAGGATTTCACTTCCCTCCGCCATCAAGTAATATTTCAGCGCCCGGACGATCACCCAGGAGCGGCTCCGGTCCGCCGTCTCGGCAATCTTCTGGATGTCTTCCAGAATATCCTGCGGAATGCGTAGCGTGATCGGATCGGACAGCACAGGCTTGTCGCTCATTGGAGTCTCCATTGTAATACGCCGTATTACAAACCTATGCCTCATCCCGCATCACATCAATAGCCGACGGCTTCGCGCTTCTCCTCATCTGTCAGGAAACTCGCCGCCCCCACCCTCGCCCACAGCGCCTCGCGCTCCAGCGCCAGCCCGGCGATCTGGTCAAGGTCCGGCTCCAGCCTCACCGTTTCGCCGTAGGCATCCGAAAGCCAGGTGGAAAAACTTGCGGCGGTGCGGGCAATCAGCGGCAGCACGGTCAGCCGATAGAAGGCGCGGTTGGCTTCCTGATAGTTGGCATAGGTATTGTCGCCCGGAATGCCGATCAGCATGGGCGGTACGCCAAGCGCCAGTGCAATGTCGCGCGCCGCCCCGTTCTTGGCTTCCACGAAATCCATGTCCTTCGGCGAAAGCGACATCGCCTTCCAATCGAGCCCGCCTTCGAGCAGCAGCGGACGCCCGGCATTGACGGCACCGGAATAACCTTCCTCCAATTCCTCCTTCAGCCGCTCGTATTGATCAGCGGAAAGATTGCCGCCCTCCTTCGGCTGGTAGACCAGCGCGCCGGATGGCCGTGCGGAATTGTCGAGCAGCGCCTTGTTCCAACCGGCCGCGGCATTGTGCAGGTCGAGCGCGGCGCCGGCCGCGCCCAGCGGCGAAAAACCGCTGTGGTCGTCGAGCGGATGGAAAAGCTTCAGGTGCAGCACCGCTGGTCGCCTATCCTCGCCCGCTTCGGCGGCAAGACGCCGGGTCACGCCACCGGCGCGGTACTCGTAGCCGCTCACCCAGCCGTCACGCCCTTCCACCACCGTCACCCGGTCCGGCCGCAACAGGTGCAGTTCGCGCAGCTGACGCCCGATCGCCAGCGGCTCGACATAGGCATTGCCCGACAGCAGCAGGTGACCATAGAGCATCTCGAAGAAGTCCGGCCCGCTCTGCCGCCCGTTCGGCCGCGCAAGAAGCCCAAGCGCCGGATGGTCGGGCACCTCCTCAGCACCTTCATAGGCGAGCCAGGGAATGGAGGCTGCAGCCTCCGCCACCATCCGCATGGCGCGATGCGCCACCGGGTTCTTCATGAAGCCGCCCCGCGCCAAGGCCGCATAGGAACGGCCGGACCACTGCGCGGTCCCTTCGCTAGAGACGATGGCAAAGCCCGCGCTCACGCCCCCCGCCATTTTGGCCTCTGCAGGCATTGTTGCCGGTGCATTTCCGGACATCTCCGTGGCCACGGCTTTTCGCCCACGCCTGGAAAACCAGGCCGGTTGGAAGAAAGGTTTCATGTAAATGTCCCGAGGTTTAAGCGGCTTCGCTGAAAGCCATTTCAACGGTGATCTTGTCCCACGGCACGTGGACAAGACCGTCAGATGCCTTTTCAATCAATCCGGCGGCCAAAAGGGCCGTGATATCGGCATGAACGCCGCGGTAGTCGCGCCCGAGCGTCGCCGAGAGCTTCCGGATCGACGAAGCACCGTGCGCCTTCAATGCCCGCAGCAACCGCCACCGGTTCGGCGTCAGCACCTTGAGCAGAAGATCCATGCTTTCAAAACCGATTGCAGAGGTGCCGCTGCTTTCGGGGCTGTCACCGATCCCAGCCACCGCGGCTGCCGCGTCGGAGAAGAAGTTGTCCAGGTCGGTCACATGCAGTCGGACTTCGCTCAT